TACTAAAGAATTAAGTCGTTACGGAAGGACTTATTGTAATAATACCCTCAATCACTCTTGTTATGGTACTATCTGATGTTCTTGTAATTTCTACGTCATAGACGTATCTAGCGGGTGCGTCAAGTGCGTTTGTTTGATCTGCTGTCAATGACAATGTCACAACACCTGTTGTAGGGTCACTTGCGATTGATGTTGTAATTTGTGTTCTTGTTTTTGTAGAAGCGTATCCTTTCGCCATTTTCGCTGACGCTGTATATCCAGTTAAGTCAAACGCATCACCGTTTAAATCTGCAACATTTACGTCAGAGGTAAAAGTTGCGCCCTGATCAATCCTTAGATTTGCTATCGCTGCCATTGACTTTATCTAAACCTTCTTTAATCTTTTGATTATAGTAATTTGTTAATACTTCGATTTTTTCAAGTTCAATGTCGTGTCTAATTTTAGACCTTTGTATTTCTTGTCTTGCAACAATTGTATTTCTTACGTCTAATGGTAATTTACTTAATTCGTAATCTTTACCGTCAATTGTTACAATGTCTTGTGGTTGTTGATTATCTGCCATAATATTCCTTTCTACTATTTATTAGAAAAATTTGATGAGTTCATACTAAAAGATGATAAAATATCTTTTTCTACTGCTCTTATATTAATGTGTATAAATCTAAACGGTTCAATACCGTGATCGACCATATAAGCGTGTGACATATACGCTGGAAACAACATAAATGTTCCTGGTTTAACATTAAAGTTAACTAAATCATTTACGTTAGATATTTTAGTAGAGTCTTTTTCTTTTAATTTAAGTGGCACGTGTGCTGTTCGAGGATCCTGAAAGAATGGCCTTGATGTTTTATCACTACACTTTAAAAAGTAAAAACCAGATATGTGATTATTACTATGTGTATGAAACCAGTGGTGTCCTGCGCCATTAAATGAAAACTCTTGTACCCAACTTTCTGTATAAACTAAACTATAATGACTCATATCATAACCCATATCATCTAAACACCAACGAGATTTTTGAGCAACATAATCGTGGAAAAATCTAAAATTTTCATCTGGTTCTAATGCGTGACTATGATAAGTCATACCAATATCATTTTTATAACCGTGTTCTAGTCTTTTTTGATTATTTTCTTTCTGATCATCTCTTGCTTGTTTAATATAAGGATTAGATAGATTATTCAACTTATCTACCCATTCAGGCTTTTCTTCTACATAAACTGGTGATGCAAAGTATTCTGATTTAAACATTATTCATTTACCCTTTTAATAACTGTATCAAAGTCTTCTAATACTTTCCACGTACTTTGATTATGTTCTGCGTGAATAGATGTTCCTATTTCATCTTCACTTGGATATATAGAAAGTATTTTGTCTATATTTATCGTCAACGGTTTTCCAAGATATGGTTGAAACTCTGTTCCTTTTATAACACTTCCATTTGTAAATGTTTTAAATTTGCCCTTTGTCTTTTTTACATCTAAACATTTTAAATTACCATAATCAACTTCAAATTTTTTTTCTTCTTTTTTATTTTCGCTCATTATTTTATCTCCAATTCGTATTCTTCTTTACCAAATTTACCTCTTACATAAAAGTTAAAAGCAATCGAGTATCGTTTTTCATTACTATTGTTTTTTTCCACGCTATGATCTAAATGAGATGGAAATATAATTATAGTTCCTTCTTTTAAATTTAAAACATACTTTTCAGCAGTCAAGTTATTATTTTCTTCATATTCAAATCGTATTGACTGATGAAATATATTAGTATATATACTTCCTCTATGAAACGCTATATTACCAGAGTCTTTTGGAAGTATCGGATAATAAACTCCGCTTAATAAAGAACTTGCGTGATAATGTATTTGAGAATTTTCATTTGGTCCGTGTATGTTACACCAAGAGTTTTGTAAATAAAATTTTGCGTTGTCTTTAACTGCCAAATATTTTCTTACAAATCTTTCACAATGATTTTTTATATCATCTTTTAAATCAGGTATATTATTTAAGATATAACGATCTTTAGAAATGTCGCTGTTATTAATATGCGTTCTCTCATATTCTAAATTAATAACAGCGTCTTTCCATTCCTGCTTGACAGGTATCTCTGCTTCATAAACTGGTATTGGCCATAAATTATGTGTTTTAAATTCAGGCATATTTGTCACCGTCAGGTACTGAAAAATAAAAATGTGTTATAGTATATCTTCCGTATCCTGTTTCTTTAGGTTGTGTGTGAAATTTTAACGGAGATACACTATGAGAATAACAACAAGGAAAAAACACAGCTCTATTATTTTTCAATTTTATTTCTATATCAGGTTCATCTAATTTAAAGTCACCACCATCAAATAGTTTTGGTTCTCTAACCATCCAGATTAAACAAGTCCATTGAAAAGTATCGTGGTGTGGTTCATAATGGTCATTTTGTTCATAATATGAAATTAAAGTAGAATCTCTATTTGTAGATAAATAAGACCTACTATAAGGTTTACACTCGTTTATAAAATTGTGAAATTCTGATGATCGTTGTTTATACATACAGTTTAATATAGGTGATAACTCACGTTTTCTATAAAAATTTTCTATATAAAATCTATATGCTTTACTTAACGAATTGCCATATTCATCACGAGCAACAACTGTAGTTTCAGCACGATCAATATGTTCTTTAGGAGTTGTACTTAAAAAATCTAATTCTCTCCAAACGGCTTTTTCTTCATTTGGAGTATACCAATTATCAACTACTATGAATGGAAAAACGGGATTATCTTTAATTACTTTTACGTCCCAATTCTGCACTATCAATTCATTATTCATTATAAAAATTAATATATGACTTTTTTAGATGTATTTACTACCTTATTTTCTGTTATATTTGGATTATCGTTTCTTTCAATCGTTTTTTCATCTCTTAATGTTCCTGGCATTCCCAACATAGGTCTACCATCAAAAGGAATATCATATTGTCCGCCTTTTTCATTATAGTGTAAAAAAACTTGTGCGTGATTTTTACCCCAATATGGTTCTCTCCAATGTTCTAATTCACAACCACGATAGATAATCATATCGCCTGGTTTCATATGAACAGGAATTTCTTTTCCATTTGGTTCTTTTATAAACATTGGCCAATCCCAATCAGGATATGTATTTTTGTCAACATTTGATACATCATAACCTAAACAAAGAGTTGTTGAGATTTCACAACTTGGTCTATCACTATGTCTTTTAAGTTCTGTACCTGTTGTATATAATCTATGATATGAATATGTAGGAACAAGTTCTTTTCCAGTAAGAGTTTGCATTTGTTCTAAAGATAAATTTAAAAGAGTATCAAAAATAGGATCACCATACTTACTAAAATCACCAGGAGCTTGATGATCAGAAAATGTACCGTGTATTTCTTTATCGTATTCTATACTATTTTCATCAAAATAGTTTAAACGAGCAGCTTCTAATTGCACGTGATGATATAATAGATTTGACATATTTTGATCTATGAATCTATCTATTTTAACCCATCTATGTTCTTCAAAAAATTTAGCAGCAGGGTGAACCACAGCAGTATTAAGTCCAGGATTACCTTTAAACTGCGCTTCTGCGTTTTTCTTTTGTTCTTCTGTTAGTGTGTCCCAATTTGAAATATAATTTTTCATCAAACTCATTTTATTACTCCTTGTTTATCTTTATTTAGTCTTACTTAAAAGGTTGACCTAACGACCATAAGACTAATGAATATCTTGTTCCTCTTGTTACAGGTGTTACTTGATGATATGTATAAGATGGAAATACAATGATTGATCCTTGAGGTCGTATTTCTACACACTCGTGGAAACGTTTACCTTGAGCGTGTGGACCAAAATCAAACTTTAAATTTCCACCATCATATTCACCTGGTTTATTTAAATTAATTGTCATAGATAATTTACGTATTTTACCTATCATATTTGGATTGTCTGTAAAACCTCGAAGTGGTCTACCATCAGGTGTTGTTGGACTTACTCCAGGAATGTGTCTTTTATATCTACCAAAATGACAACTATTTCCATCTGCGTGCCAACCATAAAATTGACCAGGACCATATTTTGTAAATTGAAAAGACTCACTAAAATCCCACTCATATTTCCAACCAGCATCGTTATTTGCTCGTCTTAAAAATGGGTGTATTAAATCATAGAGCCATTTATCACCTAACCAAGAAACTTCACTATCTCTTACATACTTTTCAAATTCAACTTCTTTTCCTTCTTTTCCAGTTTCCTTTTTAATATCTTCAATTGTTTTATCTGCTTGTGGTACAGCTGTTTTACCAAGTTTTTCTAAACCTTGTTTATGATTATCACCAAATGTAGTTGCCTCTGTTGACCCGCCAGTTTTTTTAATACGTTCTATTTCAGATACACCAAGATCAATAATCTTTTGACATTGATCGGGTGTTAACGCTTCCTTAAACCAAAAATATGAATTATGTACTTGCATTCTATAACTCCTTCACTCTATTTAGATTACCACAAAATTACCTGATACACTTATACGTTCTGCGTCTGTCCAATATGCAGGAACATAATGACTTAAATCTGCTGGAAATATATACATTAAATTTTCATA